AGTTCCTTTTGGCGAAAATTGACCATTGCTAGGCAATGGCGAAAACGCCAAGTGGAACTAATTAAACATGCTTGCAGCATTACTTTTGCGCAAGGGTCTGTGAAGCGCGTTCTACGCAAGTTTTATCGGTCAAGTAATTGTGTCGGGTCGTGGCGCACCTTGCAGGATTAGTGTAAAGTGACTAGCCGACTTTTCCTTGACGACGCATGGTGGGCAAAGGCTACACGCCTAGGCTTTGCATGTTCGCTTGCTTCGATTGCCTGTATTCCTAGCAGACTATCCAAGCCTATCGAGTTGTCGAAAGATCGTGGCTCTTCGACCGCGAAGCATGGAAGCTTTTTGGTCCGAATCGCCGGGAACAAGTAAAGAATACGCCGGAAGTACGAACATTGCAAGTACAAAAGAAGAACATGGAAATGAAAGTTAGAGGAGACTAACAAAAGAATGTCCAGAGGCTGGCGGAAGTTGGGAATGTCTAAAATGTCTAATAGGTCGAGAAAGGGGGAATAAAACCTTTTCTAGTACTTTTCTAGTACTTTTCTAGTACTTTTATTTTGTTGGAAAGCGAGATAATTCATATTGAGGCAAGGAATTAGGAAGACACGTTAGGCGAAACATGGGTTTGCCGATAGGCCATGCTTTTACCCTTTGGCCTCCTCCTGCTTTTGTTCGTGTAAAGCTTCCTTTACATCCTCACTTTCATCTCTTTTCTGTACTTTCTCTTCTATTTCTTTATCTTATATATAATTATATAATATATATATAAAATAAAAGTACTAGAAAAGCACGCTAAAAGCACGCTAAGAGGTTTTTCGTAGATATAGCACGGGCTTGTGGATAAACCCGGGGATAACCTGTTTATAAGCTTGTGTAAAAGTTGTGTATAAGTCTGTGGATAAACTGTGCATAAGTAGGGGCTAGGAAGGGCTAGAATCGATCCGAAAGGCCTAAGGCATGGAAGGTATCGAACGGCCTATCGCGCCTCACCATGGCCCGATTTAAGCCTCTCTGGGAGGTGGAGATTTTGGAGATATACGGATAATGGCCAGTAACTGGCGGTTAGGTTATAAGGTTATAACTTAGTGTAGTGAATACACATTCACTTATTAAATGAATGGGCGTTTGGCTAAAAGGGAATATATTTTTGAGCTAATATAGTGAATAGTATATGTCCAAAATATCTATAGAACTAATTGGTTGGGAAGTACGAAAACATGAACATGAAAATAAATACTAATTGTGAAAAGAACCTGGGCCTAGGCAATGTTAGACACAACTATGAAGATCACAATTAGTTGCACCTGGGCCTGGGCCAGGCACCCGTACCCCCTTTCGGACAGGCCCCCATCGGCCTAGAGGAACCCCCCGTTTGCAACTTGCGCCATTTTCCAAAGTTTGACACTTTTGGAACCAAACTCCATTTCACTTGACACATCTCTTTTAACTGCCATACTAGTATGCATGCTTGACTATCTGGGACTTTCCTTCTAATGCAATCCCTACCCCCCGCCATGCTTGAGCGCCTGCGCAAGGACGAACTCCGTCTCCTGCAGGAACTCCCTGACGCCCAGCTTCCTGATTCAACCGCCGGAATCAAGCAGCTTGCGGACAGGAAGCTCCTCTCCTTGACCGGAAAAGCCGTCGATGTCCTCGAGGAAGTCATGGACTCAGGAGCCCCCAAGGAACGCCTGGCCGCTTCCGTCGCCATCCTCGACCATTCTCCCGCAACCCAGCAGCAGAAGGCTGTCCAGCAGCAGGAATCCCTGCCCATGGAAGCCCTGGAACTCCTCATGAATGGCATTGGCAAGATGTTCTCGACCGTCATCGAGCACAAGCCCTCGGAAATCAAGCTCGCCGAGCGCTTCGACCAGGCTCCTGAAGCCCTTCCTGAGGCGCGTTCCGCGCCCCAAGCACCTGCGTCTCTTCCTGCTCCTGCAAAGAAACCCCGAGGAAGGCCCAAGAATGCCCAAAACCCCTGATCCTGAGCCCATTTCCCTTCCTTTGCTCCTTGACAACCTTCCGGAACCACCGGAAGATAGGGCATTCTCTGCCCTCGGCTTCCAGAAACTGGAGAAGAACCGGAAGAAGCCGAAGAAGGCAGGGCTTGATGAGTAGCAAAGCGGTGCAGGCAGGGAAAGCTGGCGGTCCATTACTCCTTCCGCCGAACTCCTTGCCTGCACCTTATTTTCTCGGCCCCTTTGCCATCAGGCCCCATGCGAAAGCGCCCCTCTACAATGATCCTGTGACAGCAGGAAGGCACTTCCAGCAGATCATTGACGAGATGCGCTCGCCAAGCTTCAACCCGAACAAGGAAGCCTTCAGCCTCATCCAGCAGACTGGCTACGTCAGCCTCTGGTTCTTCCTCTCCTGCGTCTGCTCGGCCGCAGGACCCTACGACCGTCTGGTCGACAGCCTGTCCATCGACATGTGCAACACGAGGCAGTCGGACGAGTGGGAATCGCCCGGAGCCATGGCGGCGGCCTTCATCCCCCGAAACATGTACAAGTCAACCGTCTTCGACCATGGCGGAAACACATGGAACCTCCTCCGTGACCCGAACGAGAGGATCGTCATCGTCAACGGCATTGCGGAGAAGGCTGAGGAGTTCATGTCGATCATCGGCACCAACTTCAGCCAGAACCAGCTCCTGCGCTATCTCTATCCCGAACATTGTGCCTTCGGCCCAAAGGCCGGACAGATCAGCATGAAGGGCCTCATCCTGCCAAACAGGACCAAGAACTTCGTTGAGCCGTCTGTAAAGGCCCTCGGCGTCGGCGGCAAGGCAGAGGGAGGGCACTATACGAGGATCATCCTCGATGACCTCGTTGGCCTTGACGACCTCAATGTATCGAAGTCCGGCAACATGAACATGGAGCAGGCCAAGCGCTGGCTGGGCACGAACCTCAACGCCCTGAAGAGCGACCAGGACGCACGGGTAGGCGTCGTTGCCACACGCTATGCCATCGACGACTGCTACCAGCGCATCTACGATAGCTGCAGGAGTGTCCGGGGCTGGACAAAGGGTGATCTTCAGCCGACTTCAAACGGCGAGTGGAACGTCTACTACCGCATGGTCGAGGAAGATGGCGTCTACCTGCGTCCTGGCGTCATGAACAAGGAGAAGCTCGACCGCCTGATGATTGAGGACCCCTGGTCGGCCATGACCCAGTGGTACAACTCGCCACTCAAGGCTGGTCTTGCCGAGTTCGCGGAGATGAAGGTCGAGGAATGCCAGCTCACCTTCCGTGACAGCGAATGGTGGATCATCAAGATCGGTGACAACTTCAGCGAGAAGGAGGACAGGATTGTCAGACTTGGTGATTGCGATGTTGCTATGTCTGTTGACCCGGCGGCCACAGACAAGGGAATCAGCGCAAAGACCTGCCGCACCTCCATCGGCGTATGGGCGACAGACAGCGATGACAACAAGTACAGGATATGGTCGCGTGTCGGCTTCTTCAACCAGCATACAACCATTGACCACATCTTTGAGGGACATCGCATCCTCCACGGCTATATCAAGCAGACCATCGTTGAGGTCAACGCCTATCAGAAGGTCCTCAAGGAGTACCTTGACCGCGAACAGGCGGAACGCGGCATCTATCTCAACTGCCAGGGCGTACAGGCGGGTGGCGACAAGAAGGCGCGGATTCGTGTGGCTTTCGGAACATACGGGGCCAAGGGCAAGCTCTGGGCGACGGCAGAGGCAGGCAGGGAGCTGAGGGAAGAGCTTCGCATCTTTCCCATGAGCGACAGCAAGATGGACGTTCTTGATGAGAGCGAGAAGGGAATAACGTATACCCATAGGCCTGAGTCGAGGGAAAGTTGGGAAGAGCGCAGGTGGCAGGAAGAGGCGCGGGAAGCCGAAGCGAGGGTCACCGAGAGCGCGTTTGGATACACTTCATTCTAGGGGGAGAACATGAGTGACATGACTGTTGAGGTCATACCCGATGAGAGCGGCCTGCCACAGGACCCCCTTGTCGAGATACTGGCCAATGATGACCTTGAGGAGGCCGTCAAGTATCTGAAGGACGAGTACGAGAAGGCCTCGTCCGAGATGGAAGGCAGGAACAGGAAGATCATCAAGTGGCGGCAGACCATGGAGGCCATCGCCGCCGACGCCCCGAAGACCGGGCCGCTCAAGAACGGCTCGAACATAACCGTGCCGCTGACCCAGACCCTGACGCAGAACCTGCTGGCCAAGGTCAAGGGCACGTTCGACGCACGGAAGCCCTTCTGGACCGTCGAGAGCCAGCGATCCGACGAGCAGAGCCTCGAGATGTTCAAGGTCATCCAGGAATACCTGAACATCCTGGCCGACTCACCGACCGACCTCGACCTTGAGGAGGTGAAGAAGGACCTCTTCGGTGAGGCCGTCCTCATCGGCGGTGCCTTCCCCAAGGTCATCTGGAGCACGGACAAGTGGCGCGTGGTTAATCCGGTGAAGGGTGAGAAGGTCGTCACCTTCCACGATGGCCCCCAGATTGTCGTCATCCCGGTTGAGCGGTGCAAGTTCAGGCGCGGAGTCGGCAAGATCAGCAGGCTGCCGTGGATAGCGCTCGACACTCCGCTTACGGAATATGAGCTTAGGGGGCTGGCGGCTGACGGAACATATGATGCCGATGCCGTGAGCAAGGTCCTTGAGCAGAAGCGCACGACACCAACTGCGGAAGAGGAGCAGCGACAGAAGGCCGAGTGGTTTGACGTGGCCGAGACCACGGGCCTTTTCGATGTCACCGAGTTCTGGTTCTACTGGGACATCGACGGCACCGGAGTTCCTGTTGACCTCTTCTTCACGATCCACGTTCCGACCGGAACTGTCCTCAAGCAGCAGTACAACTCGCTCGGCCAGCGGTTCGTCGTCCCCGCCAAGTACATACACAGGCCGTTCGCACTCTCAGGTCGTGGAACCGGACAGGTGACCGAGAGCATGAATGACGAGGCGACCAATGTCCACAACCTCGCCAACGACAACATGAAGATAGCGAACATGCGCATGATTGCCCTGAAGCGGACTGGTGGCTTCCAGAAAGAGGAGCCGCTGTACCCGGGAAGGACCTGGTTTGTTGACAATCCGGGTGAGGACATCAGGAGCATACCGATTGGCGAAATCTATCCGTCGATACAGCAGGCCGAGCAGAAGAGCTGGGGCATCGGGCAAAGGGCGATAGGACTCTCCGACAACCAGATGGGCTTTGCCGACCAGACGCTTGGAAGCCGCGATACGGCGCGGGGGCAGGCCATGCGGCTCCAGCAGGGTGACAGCATACTGGGTTCCGTGATCGAGGGCCTCAAGAGCACCTGGAGCCAGCTTGGAATGCTTGTCTGGATGCAGTGCGTGGCCAACAAGGAACGGGTCATGGACAAGGAGCGGAAGGCCATGCGGCTCTCCGAACAGCAGCTCCAGATTCTTGAGCAGGCCCTGTCCATGGAGCTGACCGATGTTCCCATGCGGCTCTCGTTCAATGTCGTCACAACCGACGCCGAGAAGACATTTGAGCAGCAGCGGCAGAACATGATGGCGCTCACGCAGATATTCACCCAGTTCAGCACCCAGACGATCCCGCTCGCCATGCAGCTCTATGGGCCGAACGGAATGCAGATGATGAAGCAGAGTCCGGAGCTTTTCAAGTACATGGAGAGGATAATGCTGGGTTCTGGCAGGCTCATGGAGGACGTGTTCAAGTTCTTCGGGGTCAAGAACGTTCCCCAGTATGTGCCAGAGCAGAAGCAGATGGCCCAGCTCCTGGACGCGCTTGGCTCCATCGGCCAGTCCTTCATGGGAGCAGGACAGCTGGCAGCGAACTCCGGCGGGGCCGCAGGCCCCGCTCTTCCCGGGGCGCAAGCCCCGGCTGGGGCCGAAGGCCCCAGTCTTCCCCCGCAGGCTCAACCAGCCGCCGGACCTCAGGGAGGCCAGTATCCGCCCCCTCAGGCCTTCGCCGGAGGCTGAGCGCCTCCAAGTCTTGACCTTTACAGCCCTCTTCCGGGGGCGAAGCCCCCGGTCTTCTTGAAAGGAGAACAGCATGGAGATGAAGTTCGAGTGGACGGAAATGGAATTAAAGGAGTATCAGAAGATGCTCACGGGACCTGGGGCTGACCTGCTCAATCGGGCCATGATCGCGGTGGCGCGGGACTATGAGGACATGCTCCACGATCCGATGAATGGGATTGAGAGGATCAGGCTGGCACAGGGAGCGCTTGAGTGCCAGGGACGGTTGGTGCTGGTGATGCAGGAGCTGCTGCGGATGCAGTGGGGACAGAAGCAGGAAGGGCAGGCGGACGGGGAAGATGAGACGCCTGCGATAGTACTTGATTTCTAGGAGGACATGATGGCCGGAGAAGAGGAGAACGGAGACCTTGAGGTCTTGTTTGTAGCGGACGGGGAACCCCTTGAGGAGCCTGCCGTTGCCGATGAGAAGCCTGCAGTAAGGACACTGACGGACGACGAGTACAATGAGTTGGTGCGAAAGGCCGACGCGGCCAGCGCGCTTGCCTCGCCGCTCGGCAGCCTGGTCGAGAGGCTTGACCAGAACCAGCAGCGGCAGGTGCCCGCGAACTACCAGCAGCCGACCGAGACGGAAGAGGAGTTTGCGGCCCGAATGGAGCAGCAGGCCTTCCTGCCCGGCCAGTTTGGCAAGGTCATTGACGAACTGACGACACGGAAGATCGGCCCTGTCGTCGCTCGGATGAGTGACATCATCATCTCGCAGTCGAAGCAGATCATGCGGAGTGATCCTGAGCGCGGCGAGATGTTCAGGAAGTTCGAGAAGGACATCGACCAGGAGGCGGCCAACCTGCCAAGGACGGTTGACATCTATGAGAAGGCCTACGAGAAGGTCATGCTCAGGAAGCAGCCGGAACTGCTTGAGCAGCAGCGGATCGCGGACAGGGAGCAGATCAAGAAGGAGCTTATGGCCGAGCTTGCGGCTGCAGGTGTTGTCCTACCACAGGAAGGTGAGCAGCGAAAAGCCGCCATCCAGAGTCTTGGCCAGCGGGCTGGAAGTGGCAACGCGAGCGGTGGTTCCGGCAGCAAGCGGATCAGCCTTTACGAGAGCGAGGCCCAGCGGATGCTGGACATTGGCATGGACCCAAAGAACGCACAGCAGGTCGAGAGATACCTGGCCAATCATCCGAGGAGGAAGTAGATGAGCGACATGGACACGGAAGCTGGAATGGAAGGACTGCCTGAGAATCCCCTCCTGTCGAATGGGAGGGTTACGCCCCCGAAATCGACCGCGATGCAGGAAAGTGGTGTGGGCAATGCGGAAACAAGGCAGAAGGTCACAATTGGCTTTGACAGGACGAACGAAGAGATACTACAGTTCAACATGGACAGTGCCTTGGAGATGGTCTGGGACAGCGGCGATTTCCGCGAGCTTCCCCAGAACGTCGAGCGGTCCTTGACCTTTGACAACCTGCGAAACTACCTCAAGACACAGTTCAAGGTGGCTGAGGAAGCAAAGAAGGCGGGACGTGCCACGAGGGTGGAACCGCTCATCAATCCGCTGGGCATGAACAGCGACTTCAGGCTGCGGATCAGGGCGAGAAGGGGCTGGCACCAGTGCTGGAAGACTCCGGGAATGGAGCTGGACGCGGCGCTTGCCGGGCCGTACAAGCAGGTCAGGAAGCTGAAGGAGACCGGGAAGAAGGACAGGAACGGGGACCCGGTCCTCGAGAATGCCGAGCCCGGCTACGAGAGCGGCGAGGTCCTGAAGCTCCAGGACGAGAACAACAAGGTGGAGCTGGTCGCGGTCGAGTGCCCGCAGGAGCAGTACGAGGCCTTCCTTGAGTGGATGGCGGCAAAGAGCAGGGGCATGTACAGCGCGAACGAGGACAGGTTCGAGGAGAATGTCGAGCAGCTGAACAAGAAGCTCGACAGGGACAAGCGGATGAAGGTCCTGCGAGGGACTGAGTGATAGAAAGAGGGCAGGCGTTGCCTGCCTTGAATAGAGAACGAACTCCTGAGGGGAGGAAGCAATCGTGGCCAACACGAACAATCCCAATGGATTCAAGGCGGTAAAGCTTCTTGGTGGCGGTCATGCGGGATTCCCCGTATTCACCGGGCTCACCAAGAGCAATCTCGCCCTGTCTCCCGGAGACGCCATCATAATGCTCACCAACAGCACGCTCGACAAGGCTGTGGTGGGCTCGGCGGCGATCCTTGGCGTCTGCCAGAGCCTCGTCACGGCAGTTGCCGCGACCAGGAAGGCAATCACCTACATACCCGCGATGGACGGAATCGTCTGGTCCGGGCAGTTCGGCAAGGATATGTCGGCGGCCAACCCCAACTGGGGCACCAGCTACGACATCAACGGCGCTACGGGCGTGATGCTCCTGACCAACGCGACTGGCCAGGGTGTTGCGCGTGTACTCATGCTCGAACCCGGCCTCGACAATGCCGCCGGGGCGTACAACCGGGTCCTGTTCGTCTGGAACAAGTCCCAGTGGTCCGGACAGGCGTAAGGTAAGGAGCGAATATGCCCGCATCTACTTCTGTGATGAATACGGGAGCGTTTGCCCAGCTGATAAGCCGGGACTTCTCGAACGTATTCTTCGACAACTACAGCCGCATCGACACGGAGTTCGACAAGGTCGCCAACGTGTCCACGATGGACGGCGCGTACATCCGCGAGGGCCAGATGGCCGGACTCAAGGCGCTTCAGGGCCTTGGCGAGGGCGAGCCTGTCTCCTATGATGGTTTCATCCCCGGAAACGAGAAGACGGTGCTGCCGTCCGACTTCGCCCTCGGTGTCGCCATCACCCGCAACATGTACGACGACGACAGGACTGGCTACATGAAGAAGGCCTTCAGCGAGCTGGGAAAGGCTGCGGCCTATACCAGGGAGCTGAAGTTCTGGGACCTCCTCAACTCCGGGTTCGTGACCACGACCAGGGTTGGCATCGACAACGCCGCCCTCTTCGCCAGCCAT